TCCGTTAGGATTTAACACAACATCACCTGTTGCTAGTGATGGGAAGATAGTTGGTGGTGTAGGAACAGTATTACCTTCAAATATAGGTTCACTATAATACTTTGGACCTATGGCATATGGGTATGTGGGCATACCCATAGCATTTTCTGTCATAAAGTAAGCGTAAGTTCCATTGGGATACTCTGGAGTTACGGCAAACTTACCATTAAATTCATCAAGAGTTCCAAGACCTGCTTGATATATGTAATCAGATGTTAGGTCTCCAAGAATATAACCATCGTTGACAAGTCTTAAACCATAACCTGAGGAAATATAACTGAAAAGGTATAGGACGCTAGGCGCATCTACAGGAACTGTAAATGTTATGCCTCTGGTTGTTGCAAGATTAAATCCACTCAAATATTGTTGATATGTTACGTTACTGCCATTGATCTGATATGATATGCCTTGACCCGAATACAAGACTGATTCTAAACCAATAACTACTGGATTATTTGAATGCCAACCATCTGTTTGCGTAGAAATCAGTATATGATTCGACCCACTATTACTTGCGTCATCTTGGTTGAATATATACGTTCTTCCTCTTTTCAGATTTAAAAACTCAGGTGATGATCCGTTGAATGCAAACTCACCATTGGCAACAGTAACTGTATAAGTTTCTGTACCTGCAGTGTTTACAATCGGTCTAGCACCTTGTAACTCAGCAGTAGTTCTCAATCTATAACTAGATGTTTCCTTTGCTGCTGTGCCAGAAGAATTATACCCCCATGGTCCGTATATTGGATATCCATCAAAGGACATTCCAATAATCTTGGAGTGACCATCTGTATGCCTAGAATAATCTAATGTTCCTGCTGCTGCAGTACCAAAGAAATCCTCGACATAATATGTATTCGTTTCCTCTTCTTCTTCCTCTGGTTCAGTGGGTGTGTAAAGATACATATAACCTTCATCACCTTCATAACCAGACATGTATCTATGATAAGGGCAATGATAGTAAATCTTTTGTGTCTCATCACCATTCATGATAAAGATTGGTTGGAAGTTCTGTTCGTAATCAGCTGCCCATGCAGGAGGAGAAGTTACAGTAAAACTATTACCTTGCCCTGTGTGATAATGACACCAATAATACATTGTTGAAGGTGCACTGGTAGGTACAGTCCATGTAACTGTGCGACTTGTAGCAGCATTAAATCCGCTAACATATGCTGCCATAGAAACAACAGATCCATCCAACTTATAAGTAACACCATTCATGTAATGACCATGACCATTATGCTCTCCACCAGGTCCAGTACTAAACATTAATGGATGATTTGCTCCACCATATACTTCGTTACTATTATCTGATTGATCAAAGATATAAGTTGAACCTCTTACTAGAGGATAGTTGGCAGGTTTCTCAACGCCATCAAAATAGTATACGCCAGTAGATTGCCCTCCAACACTATCTACACCTATCGTTACTGCAATATTAACAGTAGATATTGTAGCAGTAGAACCTGTGCTATTGTAATATACTGTTCCATTAGGATCTCTGAGATTACCATCAGGAGTGGTACTGAATCTCATTGGGTGTCCTTGTGTATGAACACTTGATGGTTGATTAGTTTGCCAATGTGGATTAATCAATACACCTGCAGGGTTTCTAAACTCTTTCTGTACCCAAATGATTAGATAATTCTTTTGTACTTTAATACCCTCTGGTGCAAAGTAGAAAACACCTGGAGTGAAATCACCAAACTCATGTGCATCAGGACCAAACTCAATATAAAATATACCACCAGGAAACTTACGAGGAGTATCAGATACTCTAAACTTAAATCCATTAGAACCTAAACAAAGATCACCATTTTCAAAATCATCTCCAGTGACTTGTCTAAGATAAATTCTTGTGATTACTCCTAAATTATTTTTTACAACTTTTGCAATCTCACCACGTCCAGTGCCAGCTACGTCATCTACAAATCTACCAACTTCAATAGAACCTAATGTTTCATCAACATTATCAACAGTGAGCATGATATTATCAAACTCAGATTTAATACTCCAATAAAATACTTCTTGTAACCCAAATGACAATACACCATTTGCAAGTTTAAACTCTTCTAAAGTTTTACTAGTTTGATAGTAGTATATTTGATTGTCTAATATCGCATCATATTGATTAGTATTTTTTACATAATCATACTTTACAGTATCAATCGGCAAGTTTGGTAGTGCACCACCTGCTGTGCCCCAGTCAGCAGTATGTAATAATCCACCATTAGCTAATATACCGACTGCTTTATTATTTTGAAATTCTCTAGTTCCTGGATTTGGAACGTCTTTACCACCTCTGTATATAAATGTCTGATCAAAATTTCTATCGATGATAACATCTGACCCACCAGGTTGTCTCTCTTCCAAATAAAGTTGAGATGGTTTTGGTGTGTTATCAGATACTATTCTGAGTCTATCAGTTTTTGTAGTTCCTTCTAATACGAATGCTCCTTTGGTTACAGCATTTTGTAATACGTCTAACTGACTTGGAAATGATTGCCATATTCTATTGATATCAAATGAATCTACTACGTTTGGTGTTTCTTGTTCTGGAATAATCTGCAAACGTAATGGATCATATCCCCTTCCTCTGTTTAAAACTCTTACATGGATTATCTTTCCTACAGTGTCAATGATTGGATACAATAATGCTTCTACATCAGGTGTACCACACCCAGTCACGGTGAGTCTAGGGGGATCAGATTGGTCGTAACCTGATCCTCCATTTATAACTTTTACAGCACGAACACCAAATACTTCGTCAAATATTGGTTCAATGACTGCGCCTGATCCTGGGACGTCTCTTGCCATTTAGTTATGATACTACGTTGATAGTTCCTTGCATTGCAGCATGGAGTGTACACTGATAATAAAGAGTTGATGGAGCATCGAAAGGAACTGTCCAATACAAGACTGCTGTTGTACTACCAGATTGTCCTGTTGTATATGGTGTGCCAGATATACCCTGTGTGGATTGAATCCTAAATGGGTGTCCTCCACCCTCAACGGTATTATCAAATGCATATGTAAATCCTCTATGCACATACAACGTTGGGTCACGGTTTTCTCCAGCTGGAAGTCCTGGTCCACTGATTAAGAAATCATTACTAGCATTTTCTACTGGTGCACCTATCTCATACCATATGATTGGTCCAGTTGTAGGAGTAGGAATCCACTCAGATCCTGACCAATATATTCCATCACCTTGTGTCAAACCTGCTGTATTTGTATCAGTCAGAGCAGCAAATGTTGTTGTTAAAGTTCCAGAGAAGTTCACCGTTACAGTGTCTCCAGAAACTGCAGTAGTAATGTTAGTACCACCTGCAATAGTTAGAGTATCTGTTTGACTATTAGCAGTTGTAGATCCTGTGTCACCTGCAACAGAAGCAAACGTGTTAATACTACCAATACCTGCAGAATCATCAGCAGGTAACCATTTACTGCTAGAAGAATTCCATTTTAATACCTGATCATTATTAGGAGGTGTTGTAGTCGTATCAACATCAGATAGCATGTTAACACTAGATCTTTCAGTCAATAGTTTTACTTGAGTATTTCCTACACCACCTGCAGTGATATTCATATTTACATATGGATTATCATCACCACTAACTGTAAAGAAATATCCTCTGTAAGTTCCAACAGCAGGAGCACCTGCTAGTGTGCTATATTCATTATCATATGTTATTGATGTTGGAAATATAATAGTTCCACTCTCTGCAGCATTTGGTGCTGCCTTTGTTCCTTTGAATATTGATGTTACACCACCTGCTGATAATGTTAAATCTCCTGATCCATTTGTTGCTACTGCTATATCACCGTTACTTGAAGAAACAATGGAGTTCCCATTTACATCTAACGCTGCAGTCAGGTTAGTATAATCTGACGGTAGAAATGTGCTACCGTTATATCTTAATACTTGCCCTACAGCAGGATTACTGGTGCTGACAGTTAATGTCGAACCATTTCCTAACGCAGTATATAATTCGTTGAAGTTGTCATTGACCTTATCGCCTCCGACTCTCAGGGTATCACCTGTGTTGTCGTTAGCAGCAGATCCTAGACCTATCAGTTGCTTAGCCATTGCTTGCTACATTTTTTAGTTATTTATGGGGTTTCGGGGTCTACCAACTCTTCACCGTATTGTGAAAGGTCGGGAGCAACATAATCATCGGGGACACTAGTCTCAACTGCGATAGCTGGATTTTGATATCCAGTACCAGTTGCACTAAGTTCAACACCTGCAACACCAACTAGTGCACGAATGTTTCCATCGAAACCAGAGATGGAGTCGATTCTAACAGTTGGTCTAGTTGAGTATCCAGAACCACCGTTAGTTACTTGAACCTGATCAATGAATCCAGATGTCAAGACCGCAGTTGCAGTTGCGTTCTGACCAAATACTGATCCAAGATAATCAAATGTGATTAGAGAGTTTGATGATTCAATAACAGCAACTTCTCTATCTGAAGTCTCACCTTGAATGTCAATAAAGTCACCTGGTTCTACTGGTGGTACAACTTCAGCAGCGTCAACGTCTGCCTCAGAACCAACGTATGAGAAGGCAACGAATGTTGATCCAAATCTAGGAACTTCAGAGAAGATGATTCTAGAACCAACGATCTCAAAACCAACTCCAGGTTCTTGGATCACACCGTTAAGAGAACAGATGATATTGTTCTCAGGTCTAATCACACTAGACTGAACACCTTCAGTCAGTGTCAATGAGTAGAACACATCGTTACGTTTCAAGTTAAATGACTGCCTCAATGAGTCAAACTCGAATGAGATATCATCTAGTTGTCTGAGTTTACCAATGTAGAATCCAGTGAATGATGCACCTAGATCTGGTGGTTCAGTAAACTGAATCTGGTTGGAGAACGCTGTGTATGCGTTAGTTGCACCTGGGGGTTGTAATATACCATTGATGAATATTAAGAGGTGTCCTGCGGGATCTGGAAGGTATGTAGTACCATTTGTAATAGTAAGATCAAACGTTGTTTGAGTACCATCAAATCCTTTGAAGGATCTCTTGACTCTTGCCTTAAGATCAACTTGTGAGAAGATAGCAGCACCATAATCATCAGGTCCTCTAATAGCATCTCTAACACCAAATGATCCTGTCACATCACTGAGATATAGACGTTTGTTAACACCATCAACACGAACATCTTGTACAAGAGCAGCACCTTGACCTTCAGTTGTAACTATAGTTGCAATAGAAGCATATCCAACGGGGAATGTTGCTGCTAACCCGTAGTCTCCAATCTGATCACCAATAGAGAATGTACCTTGGAACTCAATCATGTAGACGTAGTTGTTAGGAATATCAACATCGGTGATAATACCATATGTGGCAGAATCTTGTACACCAGATACAACTTTATAAAGTCTATTACCAACACTGAAGTTGTTGAGATTACTGATAATATTAATACCAAATCTCTTATAACCTCTTGATGCGATTCTATCACCAACACCAATGTCAAGACCTGAGTATTTGCTGACTACAATGTATTGTCTAGAAGACTCTGGATACACAACTGCAGTTGTTTCAAATGTTCCTAATAATGATTCAGTGTCAACTGTTAGTTTACCACCTGTGTTATCTGTAACTGCTGCTTGTGTCTTCAAGAATGACGTTGGTTGAGCAACAGCACCAGATGTGTAACCCTTGAATGGAATGTCAGCAATAAAGTCACCTTTAAGATTGATGATATGAAGACGAGTTTCAATAGCACTAATCTGAGCTGTTGTGGAGTTAGTTGCACCAACAACATTATCTGATATTGCCCAAGGACCTGCTGTTATTTGTACATCAAGATACTTGAAGTTGTCATCTGAGAAGAATCCGTATACTTTACCTGTTATAGATGGTGCACCTTGTTTTGCAACAACTTCATTCATTGTATATGGACCATCAGTAATATCACCATCTATTCTGAATCTAGAATATGATTGAACAATCAAACCTTCATTGACTGATATTTTCTCAATCTCAGCGTATGTGTTACTTAATGTTCCGTATATGAAATCAGCATCATTAACACCACCTCTCAACCTGACTGGTATAGTTCTTCCACTAGTGAATACTTTAGTTGGAAGTTGTATTCCATTTCTTGTTGTTTGTAGAATGTAAGATGTATCATTCTTAAGTTGATCCTTAATGATTCTTAAGAGATATCTAATCGCAGCAGATATAGAATCTTTATCGTAGTCTGCTGCAGCAGTGCTATCATAGAATGCGTAGAATCCAGAGTTTGTAGCAGGAGATGTCAATGTGCCATCAAGAGATGCCAAAATATATTCCTCAAGAAGATCTATGATATAGTTCTTGATATTGAATGATGTATCAGCGTAGAATAGTTGTCCACTCTGTGCTTGATATGGATCGAGTTCATTCTTAGTAAGTTTAGCACCCCATACAACAATACCAGTTGAACCATCACCTGACCAGACGCTACTTCCAGATGCACTCTTGATAATGATCTTGTTCCTTAGAGTGGTGAAACCAAAGGAGAATGTAGCAGTGATAAATGCTCTGTACCAACCATTTCCTAGAGGGAATACACCGAATGCATTAGCAGTAATACCACCTTGAGGTGTGAAGATTGTGCTTGTAGTACCATCATTTAGATTGAGATCAAAGAATATATTTTGCTCACCTGCTCCACCTGGATCAAGTTGCATTTGGAATCTGATTCCTTGTGATCCAGATCCTTTAACAAATGCTGAGAATGTAAATGTTTGTGTTTCAGTCTGACCAACAGCACCAGTGTCAAATGTTTCGTTTGTAGTGTCAAATGTAGTTGTGCCAGAATCAAATGTTTCAAACGCAGTTAGGTTAAAGTCTCTGTTTATTTCATGTTGATTATTAACACCATTATTAGGAGTTACATCTTCTGCAGATTGTGTATCATCAGGAGCAAGAGTTGCGACGTTATTAGTAATAGTTACACCAGTTGTAGGTGTCCAGTTGACCGCATATGCCTCTGGATTTGTCCAAAGGTTTGTACCTGCAGTTTGACCAGAAACTGTAGATGTGATTGTTCTAGCAGTAGCTAGTGTTCTTGTATTTGCTACCTCAGTGTACCAAGTGTATGCAGATCCTACAGAACCTACGGTTGCGGTTGCACCAGATGTTTTACCTGTTAATGTATTTGTTGCAACCCATGCAGTTCCTGTAAATGGTCCAACAACTAGGAAGTTTGTATCAGGATTAAACTCTAATACAGATGCATATCCTCCAACATTAGATCTAATAACTTCACCAACTTGGAAGTTTGTTGAACTAACACTAGTGATAGTGATTTGATATGCAGTTGTATTTGTTCTAATATTTGTTGTTTGTATATCATGGATAATATCATTGACTGTTTGATTTACAAAATCATCGTATGTCCATGCACTTCCACCAAACTGAGCAACAGTTTGTGTTTGTATCTCTTCTCTATAGTAGTTGTTATTGAAGAGAATATTTTTACTTGCACTTCTACCAGTAACTCTAGCAGGAGAAAGTATATTAACTGCAATCTCTATTAACTCTTTCCATCTATTCTTAACTGATGTTGCATCAGTCAGTGTTAGGGAATCACGAACTGCAGATTTTTGTGTATGTAATGCACTGTACGCACCTGCTGTACCACCTGTGTCTTCACCAGTTGCATATAATAAGTTGTCTATTGCTTTTAGACCAATAGTTTCTAGTTGAGTGATACCAAAAACTGTAGCTAATAATAACTGTTCAGTTCCAGAAACTTCTAGATTGTATTCTAATGTAGAAGTTAAGAACTTCTCGATCTCTAGAATAATACTATCATTACCACCAGTTTGTAAATCTGATATTCCACCAATGATTATATCTTCAAGATTTTGTTGGAACTGTGAAACACCTAAAGCACCACCTGGGAACTGGAACGCTTGGAACTGTACACTGTTCAAAAGATATGTAAACTCTGTGGTCATTAGACCAGTGACTTCTTCTCTAATATACTCTCTGTTGAAGTATAATCTATCTGCAGCAGTATTAAAATCAGCACTTGTAGGAGCAATAATATCATTAAGTAATGTGATGAGATTATCGATTGCAGTCTTGACGTTTGCACATCCACCTGGGTCATTTGTTATACCCCAATCACCAACAATAATGCCATCAGTATTATCATAAGTCAAATCACCTGTAACTGCTTGCTTAGTGTAGAATCCTAATCTCTCATGTGCGTATGCAGACTGATGAACTTGTAAACGAATGTGACGTAACTCACTATTGCTACCAATGTAGAAACCTGCAGCAGTAAGTATTCCATCATTACCACCATCGTCAATATCTTGTGCTAATCCATCTAATATTAATCCTAAGTCAGTCTTACAACGTATTGTACCATCTGTAGATGTACCATTAGCATTTCTAGGCATATCCAATGCAAGAGCAGGATAACGTTGTAGCATATCAAATGCTGCCTTATCAACAATAACTTTTCTATTTGCACGAATCAAGTTAGCAGCATCACGGAATCTACCACGAGCATCTTCATCAATCTGACCTGTATATACCTCATCAGTTGTACCATTATGATAATCAACAGTAAATGGAACTTCAGAGAATGCATTTATTGTTGCACCGACAAACTCATATGCAGGTGTAGATTTAGTTACAGTTGCAAGATGATCTACAGCAGGTGACTGAGATGCAAATGTTAATGTATCAGTGATAATATCAAATAGGTTTGCCACTGTAGATTGTACATCCTGACAATCTTGAGTTGAGTATTCAGATTTTGTTATACCATTAGTTACCGCACTAGAGAATGTGTGAGAGTACTGGTCATCAGCAGAAGACTTGCCGACGTTGATCGTGAACGTGTCGTTCGTATGGGCAGAGATTTTAAGAACTTGCTTAGACGCAGGGTCAGATTTTCTAGGGTATGCAGTAATCTTTTGGTTACCGTCCTTAGAACAAGTGAATGAGATAGCACCATCCGCAAGGAATACAGAATCACCAGAAACAGTGATACCATTAGTTGTAGCTGAAACGAATGCATGTGTATAGTTACCTCCTGTAACAACTGTGTTAGATAGAGCACTTGAGAATGTATGAGTGCTAGTATTAGAGTCAGTCCCGATGTTAACAGTAATGGTATTGTCTCTCTTGATAATACCATTTGCTGCAGCAGATACAAATGTGTGAGCAAATTGATCAGCAGCAGAAGAAGGACCAACATTAACTGTAAATGTGTTGTCTGTTTTTGCACTGATTCTTAACCATCTTCCAGAGAAAGGATCTGTGGAACGAGGATATGTTTTAGTCTCGTGATTACCATCTTTAGTGCATGTAAAGGATAGTGAGTTATCAGCAATCCTAATCTTGTCTCCTACAACAAATCCATGACTATTTTGTGTAATAACAAGAACTCCACTTGCAGGATCATAAGTTGCTCCTGTAGCAGTTGATGTTACACCATTTTGTGTGATGTTGACATACTTGTCTGTTGCAGGAAGAGTTCCATTTCCACCAGTTCCTCTAGAGAATGTTAATGAATCTTGTGTAATCTTAACATAAGTTCCTATTCCTAAGTTGTTGTCAGGTAGTGTTAAAACAGCAACACCAGTAGTAGGATCATATGTTGCAAGTGTTGGTTGATAGTTAACTATTGGTGACTTACCAACATCCATTGTAAAGTTGTTTGCATCAACTCTTGTGACCTCTAACCAACCTTGAGCAGCAGGATCATTAGGTCTTGGATAAGTATGATTTGTAGCGTTACCATCCATTGAACATGTAAATGTCAATGAGTTGTCAGCTAGTTGAATCTTATCACCAGTTGCAAGATTATGACTATTAGAAGTGATATTTAAAATACCAGTAGCAGCGTCATAAGTTGCATTAGAAGCAGTGAGATTTGTATCACTTGTCAATCCATGTCCAGTGCTAGTAACAACCATATCACCAGTAGCAGGGTTGTAAGTCGCAGTTGATGGAGTGAACTGAGTTACAGACTGTGTAAGATAGTTTGATTCAGTAATAGTAGTATCAAACTTCTGAGTCAATCCATGATCACCTAATGTAGACCATGGTTCATTATTAATAACAAATCTTACCAACTTCTCTACTATATCATATGTGTATAGTGATTCTTTCAAATCATCTGATACATGTAACAATGTGATAGGATTAGTAGTTCTGTCAACATATAACGCAGCAGCATCCCATGTATGACTGTTAGATCCATTTCTAAGATCTTCAACCATTGCCTTAAGAATATCTCTTACATCATCTTCACAGTTAACTGCTCCACCAATAACAGTAAAGAATGGATAACGTTCCTTCATGATATACACTGCCTCTCTAGCAATGTAATCAAAGTTTAATATTATATTATCTGCAGCATTAATATATCTGTGTGTCTTCTGATCAAATCCTCTGCTTGCAACACCTACATTAACTGTGATTGTAGTTCCTGTAACTGCAGTGATAGCAAGGGTTTTACCGAAAGAAGGATCTGTTACTCTTGGATAAGTATGGTTTGTTGCGTTATTATCTTTTGTACATGTGAATGTTAATGAGTTCGCAGCAATCGTAACAGTGTCAGATGTTGTATGACTATGAGATCCGATTGTAAGTTCTAAGAGACCGTTTGTTGCATCATAATCAGCAGCAGTTGGTGTGTAGTTATTTGAACCAGATACAGTGATTGCATTAGCTGATGCAGAAACAAATGTATGAACACCACCAATCAATCTAGCAGTTGCACGGATAGCATCGTTATTAACATATTCATCAATAGTAAAGTCAGGTTCACCAGACCAGTCTTCTAAAAATACCTGTTTATCAGCACCATCAAAGTGCCATAATAGTTTTGCATTAGCATCACCTTGGAACATTCCTGTCAATGCAGTGAATGGTAATGTGGAGTAACGAACTACTGAACTTAATCTTAGTTCATCAATATGTCCAAAGAATGCATTTGCTCCTGCATAATCTGCACCAACCCTTAATGGTTTTGCAGCGTATGAACTACTATCAGTTCCAGTTCCTCTCTCTTGACCATCGATAATGATTTTAACAGTTGTACCAGTTCTCTGTACAACAACATGTGTCCATGTATCTGTAGCAAGAACAGTAGCACCAGATGTTACTAGATCAGAGTTATTAACATTATATCGAACTTGTCCACCATTTAAGTATAAACGACCTGCAACATCATTTGCTGTTGTTCTAAAATCAAGTAAAGTTGCTACACCAGATATAGATGATGCTGCTGCCTTAACATATATGTCAATAGTAAATGCACCAGATCCCCATGCAAAATCACTAGATGAATCTACGTTCAAGTAATCTAATGTAACTTGTGCAACACCAACATCAACAGTAATAGTATCTGAGGTTACTGCAGTGATTGATAATGCCTGTCCAGATGCAGGATCAGTAGATCTTGGATATGGATGGAGTGTTGTATTACTATCAGCAGTACATGTAAAGGTTAAACCTCCATCAGCAATAGTGACAGTATTACTTGTTGTTAAACTGTGAGTTCCAATATTGATAACCAATGTTCCTGTCTCAGGATCATATGATGTTCCTGACTGTGCAGTGAAAGGTCCGCTACCACCGCCACCTACTTGGATTGCGTTAGCAACACCACTCACAAATGTATGAGTATGATTTGCTCTACCTAATAGTAATGATCCTTGACCAAACTTTTTAGTTGATGTGTCAATCTGTGCTTCACCATACCATGTTGGAATATTATAATCTAATCCACCACGTTGTGATCTACCGATCTTACCTAGGTAGATTGTTTGTCTTGCTTGGTTATATCCAATAACTTCTGCTTTACTATCTCTAGATCTAATAACTTGACCTGTCTGGAATATTCCTGTTCCAACAACATCAGTGATTGTTAACTTTCTAACCTTTGCAGGTTCTGTAGCAAGAAAATCACCGTTGTTATTACCATACTCAATCTTATAGTTACGAATGTACTCATCTTCTTGGAATGTACCAGTTAGATTATCATAAGGAATCACATAGTTATTGATTTGTTCATTAGCAGGGAAACTACTATCAAATGCAGTATTATTATCAGTAAAGTCTACAATACCAATCTGAGATGTTGCAATGTCATCAAGAACAACGTTTGGATAAGTTTGTGATGTGATTCTGTTGAATAATAATCCAAAGAATCTTGATCCCTCAGATATATCAACCTGTCCAATAAACTCTTGAGTCGCAGGATCTTGATAAGCAGATGTTTGTGTTACTAACGCAACTACACCAGACTGTGCACCAACAATGTAATCATTTAACTGTATGTTGAATAATCCTGGTGTAGATTGATATGTACCTGCAGTCTTACTTAATGTTAGTTTATCTGTGACTACAATATCAGTGCTGTATACTGGATTGTCTTCCTGATGTGATACTGCTGCTGTACCATTCTGTGCTCTAGTTACACTTAAAGTTGTTGAATCATTATTTTGTGTAACACTATTAACTAAGAATATTTCTGATTCTACCTGATAGTTCTTAGTTGCTACAAATGTACCTGCATCAACTGGTTCATCAGCTGCTGAGTTATCAGTTTTATACTTAACCATTTCAATGCTTGTAGTTGAAGCACCGATAGTATAGCGTAACTGTGCAAGAGGTGTTGTAGCACCATCTAAGTTTATTTGTTCAACTTTAGCTGTGTCACCATCTAAGTTACTAATATTTTCTCCGAATACAAATAATCCAATGTTAGGTACGGAATATTGACCAGATGTTTCATCATTGAATCCACCTGATTGTTGAGCAGCGACGTTAGCAGCAAAACCAGTTGCACCAACAGTTACTAGTTCACCTGCAATAAACTCGGTGCCCTGTGTCATAAATCCAACGATATCATTACCAATAACGGATGTCACAGTCAATCTTGAACCAGAACTTGTACCGACTAATCCCATACCGATACTTGGGAATATTCCACTGATATTATCAAACTTTATTCTTCTTGTTGCAACTTGAGTTATAGTGACGTTTACATACTTAACACTTGCAGGAGGTTGTGGTGGTTCTGCAAAGACGATTGAATCACCTTGTAACTCAAATGCAGTTCCTGGAGTTTGTACAACACCATTAAGAACAATCATCAACTGGTTAGCATTAGCAACAACGTTATTACCATCAACAGTTAGAGGGAATGATATCTTCTCACCATCAAACTGACTTGATATATCATCTAATCTTTGAACAACAGAAGTTAGAATGTTCTCAGAAGAAGTAAGACGTTTTTGACGGAATAAAACTTCAGTATTATTAAACTCAGAATAAACAGGTTCAACAAGAGCAAAGTTTTGGATGTTAGGAGAAATCGCATCTCTAGTAAGTTCAACAGATTTAGTTAACTGGAATGATGTTTCTTTGTTAGGAATAAATCCATAGTCGTCTAGATTTAACTCACCAAATACTTTAAATGATGCAGGGTGAACATTCTTAATAAGAATCTCTTTCCATTCACCAATAGAAACAGCAGACTTAACAGCATATGAGAAGTCTTGATAATAGTAACTATCTTGGATCTTTTGAATAATCTCAGATGGTTTACCAACGTCATCAATAAACTGACCTGTAGTTTTAGTTATAGAACCAATCTCTAGAACACCAGTAGCAACCTTGATATCAGTCATGATACCAGAGGATTTAGAAATCACACCAGTGATTCTTTGACCCTGTGAAAATACTCCAGTGTAATCAACAATCTTAAGAACTCTAGGTCCAATCTGCCAACCTGCATTAGTAGAAACAAATCCTGTTGCAGTTGCAGTATCAAGTGAATCACCTTGATATACAAGTTCTCCTTCTAAGAAAGTAGAAGTTATAACGTTTGCTTCTGCAGCACCACCAAATGATTCAGTTAATACCTGTTGACGACCTGTACCTGCGTTGACAAATGCTAATGAATCACCTAAGTTTGCGTTTGCTTGTGTGATTGCAATCTTTAACTGATCTGGTTCTAGAGAGTTTGCTGCACCAGTAATAGCATAGTAAGTTGTGGTTCCATTCAATCTACCAACAGCACCTGCAGATAATGGATACTCAACTCCTTCACCAGTATCAACAACGTTCAATGTTATTTCAGAACCATTTGCAATACCATGTGGGAAAGCAAACTGTAATAATCCTAAGTCAAGGTTTACAACATAGTTGAATGATGATCTTAAGTTAACTGCAGGAGTTGATGAGTAACCTGCACCTGGATCTTTAACAATAATAGTATCTAATCTACCATTCTTAATAGTTGCTTCAGCAAGAGCACCACTACCACCACCTCCACTGATTATAACAGCAGGTGCTTGTGAATATCCAGTTCCAGGATCTGTAACTGTAATACTATCAAGTATACTTGTAGATGTTAACTGAGCATTGATTGGGAATGTGATCTCAGGACGTAAAGTGTAGTCATGAGGATAATCATAACCAAAGTTATTATTTTTAAGTTTCTTAATCTTACCAACACTAGAACCTTTAGTAAAGATAGATGCACCTGTACCAAATGGAGGAATAACAACTACAACTTCTGCACCAGATCCAGTTAGTCCTGCACCAAGAATACCTGGGATTGCTTCGATGTCGATTGATGCAGTAGTATAGTTTTTACCTGGAGATGTAACAACAATATTACTGATCTGACCTGGGATTGTTACACCTTCAGCATCTGTACCATCAGCAACAATGATTTCTACAAATCCACCTTCACCATCACCAGCTATAGGGACACTACTATAAGTTCCAAGATTATATTCAGTTCCAGGAGCATTTATTTGTACTCTTTCAATATTTCTTGTAGATTGTATACCACTAACTACAGGCAATCTAGTATAGAATCCACCTGGGTTTACAATACGAACATCACTGATAGATCCGACTGCTCTTAATGATGATGTTGAATATGATGTTTGATTAATATCAGCATCACCCTCTGGTTCGTTAAGTAGAGGGAACTTGATGATGTCAGCACCACGAGTAATAGTAGCACCTGCAATACCACTGATTTCAAATGTTCCTTTATATGGAGAATCAACAACATCTAAGTAACTTCCTGCAACAACAGGTGAATCAGAACCAGTTCTAGAAGGATCAAAGTAATATGAAATATTAGTAACAACAGAACCATCAACTTTTAATGTTACAGATGGATTTGGTTGTCCTTCGCCAGTAACACCAGGGATTCCTACTCTATCAATAGAGTTGAATGAATATTCAAGTTTGTATAGACTATCTTTAGAGAATGATAAGTTACCTCCTACTAGAGATGAGTGACTAAGGTCAAAAATGTATTGATGACCATAGAACATTTTTAGAACAGGTGATTTTATAAAGATATTCACACTACCTGCAGATGTAGCAGGACTTGTTACTGCATCCTGTTTTAGTTTGTATGTAAATTCTAATGGACTGATTACACGATCAACAGGAAACGCCCCATCATACTCATCATACACAACACTGCCTACAGTCTGGCTAGGGTTACCATCAACATAAATCACATCTCCTGATTTAAGATAATGACTTGTGTTAGTGATTACATACACTTCATCACTATTAGCTACTGCAGTGACTTGTAAAATTTTGTCAAGATTTGCAACTAATGTAATTTTGGTTACGCCAGTTAAGTTTGTTATCTGTGTTGTTGTACGTCCACTATTGAATGATATGTCTGATGATGTTAGTTGTACAACAGAACCAACAATGAATGTTGAACCAGATGCTATTTCATCTATTCTTACAGAGTAATCTTCAGTGGCAAATGGTTTGAATGTAGCAAACTGATCTAAGTTATTTGATCCACCATTATGTCCGTAACTTGATAATGCAATATCAAATGTTCCAGGAGTTGTATTAACAACTTGAGCAAATGTATATCCCTCTATAATATTGATATCATTAGGGATAGGTCCTACGATACCAAAGGTCGATTGTTCATTAAACTGTTCTGTTACAAGTTGACCTGTGTTTAAATCGTCTGTCCATGTATTGATATTGACAGAAAGATATACTTGATTATTTTCGTCATCTATTCTTGTAATGTAACCGCTATTTACAAATGCACCTGATGCATCATTAAGACGTAGTTTTGTACCAAGAGTAAACTTGAATGACTGATTGATCGTTAACTTTTGTACGTTATCAATCTTTTGTGTTGGTGTTACTTTGAAGAAGTATCTATCTTTAACAACAGCTGATACATTTAGTTTCTGAGATCCAGGTGAAGGAACAGTAGCAGTTCTAGAACTCCATATATCTTGTGTATATGTAATAGTCTCAGTACCCTCTACCATCGATGTTGAAGCATCATCAAAGTCTAATGACTGGAATCCTGCCTCTGATAAAGCATAACCAGTATTCTGCATAGTTAATGAAACACCAGTTACAGGTGAAACTGCAGTTCTAGTAAATCCAATACCTGTGTTTGTTTGAGTAGAAATAGTTCCAAGTCTTGCAGCATCAGCGTTCTTGTCAGTTTTAAGTGCAAATCCATCATAATCAATAAGATCATAACGATTCATATTTGTTGTGAACCATGCATCGTCAGTCCAATCATATGTAAATCCAAATGCACCTGTTGTAGGTAATGCACTAACATCAGATGGGACAGTTGGTGTAACTGCTCTGTTTCTTAATCTTAAGTTGTCTACAAAGAACTGACCCTGTTCATTTGCTCTAAAGTTACCTATAGTACCATTTCTTCCAGGGATTTGTCCGATGTATAATGTCTTAGCACCTAAACTTGTACCTGCAGTTGTACTTTGTATTACTTGTATGCCATTTACATAAACTGTGTATACATCACCCTCTCGTTTCAATCCAATCCATTGCCATGTATTATCTGCATACATGTTAGTCAATGCAGATTGTGCTGCTCCACCTGCAGAATTAAGTTTAGTAGAACTATTTGTTATAACAAGTTCAAGTTTACCTGATGATGTATCGTAATACAACCAGAGACCACCAGTCGCTACTTCAGCATCACCAATAGCAATCAATGATTGTTGTGTAGGTGATACAGAAGTTGTTGATGCATCTTTGTATATCATCATCTCAATGGTAAAGTCACTTGCAAGTGTTGTACCTAAGTTAGTACCATCTACTGCTAGATTTGCTTGTGTCCATGATGTTTGACCAGTTTGATAACCATTAATCTTAGCAACGTTATCTGCATATGTGATAGAGTTACTTGTTGATGTAGATGTTAGTGTATAGTGAGTAGTAATATCAGCAGTTGAACCAGATTCAAATGTGTATATAAACTCGTTTCTATTCCATTGTGTTTGACCAACAAGATGAACGTCACCAGAGTTATCAGCATCCATTGAGTATACTGTAACACCTTCGATTCTATTTTGAGTAAACTGATTAGTTGTATGATTCTTTATCTTACCATCATATCCAATCTTAACAGAATCAATAGTTGTTAGATTATCTGTATTATTTGCTCTCGTAAATGATACGTTTAGATCACCAAAGATATCAATAGTAGAAGTCGATGCCATGGTAACATCTCTTCCTGGAGCAACATAACGATAGTTCCAAATAAAGTTACCATCTGAATCTATCTTACCAACCCAGAAACTATCTTTAGTTGCATCATCACCTTTAAGTCTTAGACCACCTGTAATATAAAGTTCATTAAACTCATCAATATCAATGCTTGCATTTAGTATTGAATAAAGACTATTTGCATACTGTTTGATCCAAGTAGTGCTAATAACGTTCGTACCAAAGGCAATCTTAGCTACAGCAACATCTACATCACCTGCAGATGGATTTGCTGCTATTTCCATAGATGCATATACATCAGTTCCATTGATTACAATATCAGTAATCTTTTCAGATTTATTTGAAGAAGAAAGTTTTCTCTTGATTGCAAAGTTACCACTAGTGTCAATAGATGCAATAAAGGCATCAAAAGGTGCACCAGAGTTAGTATTAGTGAAACCACCAATAATAAATCTTGTATCTGTATATTTCTTGATACATGTAATATGATCAGCACGAGTAGAACCAGATATACCTGCATATCCTTTTTGGAATGCTAAGTTAGCACTTAGACCGTTAGATGCTTCAACATATTTGACAAGTATAATATCTGGGTTATATGATGATAGTATAGGAGCATTTGGTCTGTTTTCACCAACTACCCATATGTCATGACCATCAACAAATAATCTAATAAACTCAGAATCTCTTTCTGTAGATATATCAACTAACTCTAAAGTTTTCTCCCATTCTTTAACACCTGAGGCAGATAGTTTTGCTACAAAGGCAACAGTATTAGCAGGTGATTGGTCGTCATATGTTTTACCGCAGATATAAACTTCTTTATCTTCATTCACATAAACATCATTTACTTTCACATAGTCTCTATTTGAAAGTTTAGAAATATAATAATCTGCTTTCTTG